CCGACCCACGCGACCCCGAGCAGACCCTCGCCCACCACAGCCAGCCCGCCGCCGACGGCCACACCCACTGGACCGGCCCCATCGACGCCGTCGGCAAACCCATCCTCTGGAATCGCCACAGAGCACTCAACGGCCGCCACATCGCCTTCCGCCTCCACCACGGCCGCGACCCCGAAGGCCGCGTCACCGTCGCGTGCGACGAACCGCGCTGCATCGCCGGCGCCCACCTCGCCGACAGCACCATCCGCGCCGCCCACCGCCGAGCCGACACCGCATTCGAACAGATCTTCGGCCGCTGAAAACCCGGGAGAACCCATGACGCCTCGCAACGACCCGCCGCCCGCTCAGGCCGACGTGCTCACCGGCCGCCACGGCACCGCCCACCGCATCCCCACCGCCCACTACCGCGAGCAGCACCGCGCCACCCTCGACGCCTGGATCATCACCGCCGAACACTGGCACCCCCACTGGTCGCAGTACCTCCTGGCCCTGATCAGCCTCGCCGACATCGAGGGAGCACCCCCGGCCAAGAAGCGCACCCCCGACGTCACCCACGAACTCCTCGTCGTCGTCCTCAACCCCGACCACGGCCCCTACGACGCCCGCGCCGTCCGCCCCGGCGACCTGCACCACCTCACCCCCGTCAACATCGCCGAGCAGTTCACCGCCACCGACGACCAGGCCCTGAACATCGCCCGTCTCAGCGTCCGCGACGTCGTCGACGGCCGCCTCACCCCCGAGACCGGCGACGCACCCGGGCTGATCCGCTCCTGGTGGCACGTCCGCATCCGGGACACCCTCGACCACCCCCACCACGGCTGACCCGCTTCTCGCGCGCGCGAGCACGCGCCTGCGATCGCGCACGCGGTAACCGCAGGCGCACGCGCGAGACCCCTACCCGCCAGTACGCATGGGCGCAGCGCCCCGGACGGAAAGAACGATCATGTGCACCACCCCCGGCTGCGGCCGCACCCGCGACACCACGACCAGCCGCTGTCTCTGCCGGCGCTGCACCGCCCGCCTCACCGCGCAGCTCCACGAACTCCAGTGGCAGCTCCCGCACCTGCGCGCCTGCCTGTACCCCGACCGCAGCCCCACCACCGGCAGCATCCACGGCGGCCGCGCCCACTCACCCCTGCCCGCCCGCGCAGACGTCCTCAACCTCCTCGCCGCCGGATCCAACACCACCCTCGCCGACCCCTACGGCGACGCCCGCACCGACCAGGACGGCCCCATACCCGTCGACACCATGCTCCGCGGCTGGGCCGAGGCCCTCGCCAAGCACATCCGCTTCGCCCCCACGCCCTGGCGACGCCCCGGCCACACCTGGGCCGCCTGGCACATCGCCTACCTTCCCTGGACCCTGACCGCAGACTGGGCCGGCCTCTTCCACCAGGAGCTGACCGACGTCCTCGCCCGCGTACGCGCCATCACCCACACCGAACCCCAGCGCCACCTGCAGGACGCCCCCTGCCCCTCGTGCCAGGCCTTCGGCCTCGTCGACGAGGACTGGGCCAACTACATCGAGTGCGTCGCCTGCGGCACTCTCCTCACCCACGCCGAGTACGCCGACCACGCCCGCCGCGTCCTCCCCGGCCTCTACCGCACCGCCCTGCAACTCGTCGTCGCCCGCGCCCAGGACGGCCAGCCCACCAGCGCCTGACCGGCATCGTTGCGGGCCGACAAGCGTTGCCGCTGGACAAGATCCGGTCCTAGCGTGAACATGGGGCCAGCGCCACACGTGCGTCCGCTTCACAGGACTCCCACATCGGGGGACGCAAAGGGGAAGGGAAGACCGGCCCCGGCCCACGGGCCGCAGCGCCGGCGGGCTCCGCAAGCCTCAAGAGCGGCCCCTGTCCCCCCACCTGAAAGCCGCAGCCCCAGATCTGGGGCTGCGGCACATCCGCAAGGAGGTGGCCCCCGTGCCCGACCTCTACACCGGCACCCAGGCCGCCCAGCTCGCCACCCGATGGCGCCGCACCGTCAGCGCAGGCGCCGCCGCCGTCACCCGCTCCGCCATCTGCAACTGGGCCGCCCGCGGCCACCTCCCCGTCGCAGGCCTCGACGAGCACAACCGGCCCCTCTACGCCCTGCCCGACATCGCCCGCGCCGAGAAGGCCACCCGCAGCCGCGCCCTACGCCTCGTCGGCACCCGCACCCCCTGACCCACACCACCACCCAGGAGACGGCCACCATGAGCGACGGCGAACAGAGCTTCGGAGCCTGGCGCACCGAGCAGCACAACCGCGCCCAGGCCCACGCCTTCGGCTGGGCAGAACGCGCCAACGCCGAGTACGGACAGGCCGTCCAGCACGAAGACTCGGCCCGCGCCCGACAGAACGCCGACAGCGCCTGGCAGCGCGACCGCATGGCCGAGGAACGCCGACTCGCCCAGTTCCACGGCGTACGGTCCACCGAGGCCATCAAGCTCGCCGAGATGTGGGCACGCGTCGCCTGCGCCCTGGCCGACGGCGAACTCCCTTTCACCGCGGTACTGGAGAGCACCGAGACCCAGTAAGCCCGCAACCCCCGGCTCACCGACAACCTGCAGGAGGCTCACCCATGCCCACCACCGCCGAAATGCTCATCGCCTACCGCAGGGAGCTGTACGCGGGAGGCATCGAACCCGACCTCGTCAACGACCTGGTCAAGGACGCGGCCCAGACCATGGTCATGAACCAGGGACTGCGCGTGAAGGAACCCGAGCACCAGAGCGACAGCACATCCTCTGACGTCCCGAGCAGGCCGCTCCCCTCTCAGGACTGACACCCCCAGGGGAGGTACCCCCCGTGCCTACCCGGCCCCCCTCCCGGTGCTCAGACCCCCGCTGCTCTGTCTTCGCTACCAAGCGAGGCAGGTGCGATGACCATCAGCCCATCCCATGGGCAGGCAGGGACGACAAGGCCAGCAGGTACGGCATCAGCTCGGGCCGATGGCGCACGCTCAAGCGCCGTGTGACAGCACGTGACAACGGATGCTGCTACCGATGCGGCGAGGAACAGCCCAGCCTCGACGACGACCCCGACGGCGAGCACCAGCACGAGCTGGACCACATCACGCCGATCTTCGAGGGCGGAGCAGCCGAGGACCTCGACAACCTCGGCCTGATCTGCGGCCCATGCCACCTGATCAAGTCCAAGCACGAGGCCGCACGGGCCAACAGGGCACGCAGACGCCGGAGGTGACCGCCCGTGAACCCTCCTGGACCCCTCCAGACGCCTCCCGGAGCCCTCAGCGAGCCCTCGGAGGCCGTTCGAGGAGCCTTCCGGAGCCTCCTGAACGCCTCTCAGGCCGTCACAGCGGGCCGAAACGGGCCTCCCGAGGCCCTCACGGACGCCGAAAACGGCCTCTCCAGAGCCATTTCGGGGCTCCGGAACGCCCTCCTCACCCCGATCGACCTCCCCCCGGGGGAAGGGGAGTCTGGATCTCGGGGCTGAATTTCCGGGGGCCCGGCGCCGTCAGCTCGGCACACACACGCTCAGAATTGTGAATCCCGTGCACGGGCCCGCATCACTCACAGTGACAGACGTTTGTGCAGGTCAGGGGGTGGTCTCGTGGGGCGCACCGCGCAGCCCGCCGCGCTCAAGCTGCTGACCGGACGTGCCGAGGGCCGTGACTCCGGCGGCCGCAAGGTCAACCCCGGGCCCGCCTTCCGCCGGATCCCGCCCAACGCTCCGACGTGGCTGTCCCCCGAGGCCAAGGCCGAGTGGCGCCGTGTCGCCCCCGGCCTGTCCCGCCTCGACCTCCTCAAGGAGGAGGACCGGGCGATGCTGTCGGCGTACTGCGAGACCTGGTCGGTGTTCGTCCGCGCGAGCCGCGAGGTGACCAAGCAGGGGCTCACCGTCATGCAGGTCACCTACCGGGGCGAGGCGAGGATCGAGAAGCCCGTGGCGAACCCTGCGGTGGCCGTGGCGCGGAACGCCGGCCGGGAACTGCGCGGGTTCGCCGCCCAGTTCGGCCTCAGCCCGGCGACCGAGCAGGCCCTGAGCAGGGGGGCCGACGATGGCAACGAGGACGACAACCCGTTCGCGTAGGAAGGCCGGCGAGGACACCGCCCGCGCGGGCACGCCCGCCGCCTTCCTCGACGACGCCGAGCTGGAGCGGCTGAAGCTGTCGCCCGAGGTCGCCTGGTACCTGACCTCGCGCGGCATCCCGCTGCCCGACTGCCCGCCGCTGATCAAGACCCCGGAGCCGCGGGACGTCGCCGGCGCGCGCTTCGACCCCGAGCGGGTCGACAAGGTCATCAAGTCCTTCAGCCTGCTGCGCCACACCCAGGGCCAGTGGGCCGGACGGCCGCTCGTGCCGGACCCGTGGCAGGTCGCATGGATCATCGCGCCCGTGTTCGGCTGGGTCCGCTTCGACGCGGACGCCGACATGTACGTCCGGATCATCACCGACCTGTACGTCGACGTCCCCCGCAAGAACGGCAAGTCCACGCTGTCCGGTGGTCTGGCGATCTACCTGACGTGCGCGGACGGCGAGCCCGGCGCGCAGGTCATCGCCGCGGCGACGACGAAGCAGCAGGCCGGGTACGTCTTCACCCCGATCCGGCAGCTCGCCGAGCGGGCGCCCGCGCTGAAGGGTCACGTCAAGCCGTACCGGGGCAAGATCATTCACCCGAAGAGTGGCAGCTACTTCGAGGTGATCGCCTCGGTGGCGGACGCGCAGCACGGCGCGAACCTGCACGGCGCCGTGATCGACGAGCTGCACGTCCACAAGGACCCCGAGATGGTCGAGGTCATCGAGACCGGAACCGGCTCGCGGCGCCAGCCGCTCATCGTCATCATCACCACGGCGGACAGCGGCAAGCCGGAGACGATCTACAACCGCAAGCGGACCCGCATCGAGCAGCTGGCCCGCGGCGTCCTCTCGGACCCGTCGGTGTACGGCGTGGTGTGGGCTGTGCCCAAGGACGCGGATCCGTTCGTCGAGGCGACGTGGCGGGCGGCGAACCCCGGGTTCGGGATCTCGCCCACCCGCTCGTACCTGGAACGCAAGTCGCGTGAGGCGCAGCAGTCGCCGGCCGACCTGGCGAAGTTCCAGCGGCTGCACCTGGGCCTGCGCACGAAGCAGGTGACCAAGTACCTGACGCTGGAGTCCTGGCGCGCGAACCTGGCCCTGGTCGACGAGGCGAAGCTGAAGGGCCGCGAGGCGTACGGCGGCCTGGACCTGGGCGCGGTGTCCGACCTGAACGCGCTGGCCTGGCTGTTCCCCGACGACACCGACGGCGGCCTCGACCTGGTGCTGAGGTTCTGGACGCCGCAGGACAACCTCGCCTCCCTCGACAAGCGCACCGCCGGCGCGGCCACGCGGTGGGTGAAAGAGGGCTGGCTGAAGTCCACGCCCGGCAACGTCACCGACTACGACGCCATCGGCACCGTGATCCGCGAGGACCTGGACGCCTTCGAGGTCAAGGCCCTGGGGTTCGACCGCTGGTCGTCGACGTCGCTGACGAACGATCTGGAGGGCGAGCGGGCGCCGATGGTCGGCGTTGGCCAGGGCTTCAAGACCATGTCCCCGGCGCTGAAGGCCGTGAAGCGGCTGCTGCTGTCCGGGGAGCGGGCCGTCGGGCAGGGAGGCCGGCCGATGCTGCGGCACGCCGGGAACCCCGTCATGACGTGGATGGTCGACAACTTGGCCGTCGCGATGGACGCCGCAGGAAACGTCAAGCCCGACAAAGCCAACGCCGCCGACAAGATCGACGGCGTGTCCGCGCTGTGCGACGCGATGTCCGAAGTCCTCGCCCGTCCGCCCAAGCGGAAGTCCGCCTACGAGGACTCCGAGTTCGAAGCGATCTGAGAAAGGGGTGGACGCATGCGCTGGTGGCCACGCCGCAAGGCCCCTGTCTCCGGGCAGGTCGTCGACCAGGACGGCGTGCCCGTACTCGCCAAGGCCGCCGAGGCCTTCGGGGACCTGACGCAGCTGGGTAACTACCTGGCAGCGAACGGGATCCGGGTGGTGGACCCGGGCGTGCCGCTGTCGAACTACTCCGACACGGCCGCGGCCGCGCGCGTGTGGGAGACCCAGCCCTCGGTGCGCAAGGTCGTCGACTACATCGCCCGGCAGCTGTGCACCATCCCGTGGCACGTCTACGAGCGGGTCTCCGACACCGACCGGCGCCGGGTCACCGACCACCCGCTCGCGCAGCTCCTCTCACAGCCCGGGCCGCACCGTTCACCGTCGCGGCTGTGGCACTCCACCCTGGTGGACTGGCTGATCTACGACCGGTGGTGCCAGCAGATCCTGCCCAGCGCAGACACCGCCTCCGGGTTCGAGCTGAGGCGCAAACCGGCCCGCCGCTTCCACGTCCTGGCCGACGACGACGACCAGCCGGCCGCGCTGTACCTGATCTCCTCGCGGGGCCCGGCGCAGGTGGTGCAACTGCCCGCGCCGTACCTGTTCGACCACGGGTACGCCACCATCGGGGCGGACGGCACCTCGCCGATGATGACGCTGCAGCAGATCCTCGCCGAGCAGCGCGAGGCCGTCGAATGGCGCCGCCAGGTGTGGAAGAACGGCGCCCGCGTACCGACCGTGATCGAACGGCCCGCGGACGCGCCCTCCTGGTCGGAGGGCGCGAAGAACCGGTTCATTGCCGCGTTCAACGCGTTCATCGGCCGGGCCGGGCATGCCGGCGGCACACCGATCCTCGAAGACGGCATGAAGCTCGTGACCGTCAACGCGTTCAACCCGCGCGAGACGATGGACATCGAGGGCCGCCAGCTCACCGACGCCGAGGTCGCCTCCGCCTACCACATCGCCCCCGAGCTGGTGGGCGCGCGCGAGGGCACGTTCTCCAACATCGACGCGTTCCGGCAGATGCTGTTCACGATCAGCCTCGGCCCGTACGTCACGCAGTGGCAGGACGTCCTCAACTCCATGCTGGTGCCGCTGCTCGCCCCCGGCACGGACCTGTACGTCGAGGCCAACCTGGAAGCCAAGCTCCGCGGCTCCTTCACCGAGCAGGCCGCGCTGCTGCAGACCGCCGTCGGGGCGCCGTACATGGAGCGCGCCGAGGCCCGCGCCGTGATGAACCTGCCGTACATCGAGGGCACGGAAGAGTTGGTCGTGCCGCTCAACGTCCTCGTCGGGGGCCTCGCCTCACCACGAGACACCGCGCCGGACGCGCTCCCAAAAGGGCGCGGCCGCCTGGCGTGAAAGCCGGGCGGCCCGAGGACCTGGGGACGTTCGACGCGGAACGGGACGCGTTCGCCGCAGCCCTGACCGGGTGGGCTCAGCGGCAGGCCGACGGACTGCTGGAACGCGCGGACGCGAAAGCGGACGGGCCGCCCGACTTCTTCGACCTGTGGGCCGCGCAGTCCCCCGAGCGGCAGGCCCAGTTGGCCGCACTCATCGCCGGGTACGGGTTCCGGCTCGCACAGATCGGCGCCTGGTCGGTGCTCGGGGTGTGGAACCCGGAGGCCGACGGCTGGGATGCGGCGGTCATGGAGGCGTGGCTGGCAGTCGCGGCGGCCTCGCACGCCGCCCAGTACGAGCAGGCCGCCTACACCGCGGCGACCGCGGCCGTCCGTGACGAGGGCGACTGGCGCGACAACCTCAAGGCCGGGCTTGCGTCATGGGTCGTCGCGGCCGGGATGCGCGCGGTGACCGCCTCGACCGAGGCCCGCTCGTTCGGCTCGCACGACGCCGCCGGCGCCTCCGGGCTGACCCACAAGGTGTGGCGCACCGGGGGGAAGAACCCGCGCGCCTCCCACGTCCGCCTGGACGGCGACGCCGTCGAGCTCGGCGGAACCTTCGGCAACGGCCTGCGCTGGCCGGGCGACGCGAACGGCAGCGCCGAGGAGACCGCGAACTGCAACTGCCGCCTGGACTACACACGAGAGGGGGGCTGACCGTGCCCCGCACCAAGGAAGCTCACGCCCGGATCAAGGCCGCCGGTCCCGCCGACGGCCTGCAGGAAGGCCAGTTCCGGGCGCTGGTCTCGGTGTTCGGCAACGAGGACGACATGGGCGACGTGATCGCACCAGGCGCGTTCGCCCAAGTCCTCGCCGAGTGGAAGGCGTCCGGCGACCCGATCCCGGTGGTCTGGTCGCACAAGTGGGGCGATGCGTTCGCCCACATCGGCAGCGTGCTGGAGGCCGCCGAGACGCCCGACGGGCTGGAGGTCCTCGCGCAGATCGAGGACATGGACACCAACGCGACCGCGAAGCACGTGCACGGCCTGCTGAAGGGCCGCCGGATCAAGCAGTTCTCGTTCGCCTACGACGTCGGAGAGGGCGGCTGGGTCGACACCGACAACCTGACCGCGCACCCGTGGGGCGAGTACTACGAGATCAAACGGTTCTCCCGCCTGTACGAGGTGGGGCCGTGCCTGGTGGGTGCGAACCAGCAGACCGAGCTGCTCGCCGCGAAGGCCGCCGATCTGGTGCGCGGCGCGAAGGCCGGCCGGGTGCTGAGCCAGGCCAACTACGACGCCCTGTCCAGCGCGCACGCCTCGATCGGCGAGGTGCTGGCCTCGGCCGAACCCCAGAAGACTTCCCGGCCCGCAGGCCGGGGCAACCCCGAGGAGACCGGCCACCGGCCGGCCGAGCCGCCCGCCGCCGCCCCCGAGGCGCCCGCGAAGGCTGCCGGTCCGTCGCTCGCCCAGGTCGATGCGTGGATCACCGCACGAGACCTGACTGCACGGAGGACAGCATGACGCTGCGCGAGAAGCTCCAAGCGCTGCTGAAGGAAGTGGCGGACATCGTCGCCAAGGCACGCGAGGAGAACCGGGACTTCACCGACGACGAGGTGACCCGGATCAACGAACTGAAGACGGAGACCGACGAGGTCGAGGCCAAGGTCACGGCCGCGGACCAGGCGCAGGCCGCCGCCGCCGCGATGGCGGGCAAGGCCGCCGCGGCAACGCCGAAGCCTCCGGCCGGACAGCTGCAGGTGAAGGACCGCCAGGAGGCCGGCGACGCCGCGACGCTCGGCGAGCGGTTCGTGAAGTCGACGCTCTACAGCGAGTTCCGCAAGCAGCACCCGAGCGGCCTGGGCCAGGGCAGCGCGGTCGACATCGGCCGTATCAAGGTCGGCACGATGAAGGAGTGGCTCGGCGGGCGGAAGGCCACGGCATCCCCGCTGCAGGTCGCCCTCGGCCACGTCCAGCCGGTGAGGATGCCGATGGTCGACCAGGTCGACCGCGACAACCTGACCATCCTCGACCTCATCACCCGGGGCGAGGCCGACGGCCCGTTCGAGTACCTCCAAGTCACCGGCGTCACCCGCAACGCCGCCGTCGTCCCGGACGAGATCCTCCCCGGCGACGCCACGGTGAAGCCCACCAGCACCATCCAGACGGAGCTGGCGGACGCCAAGCCGTACACCTACGCGGACGGCTACGACGTCACCAACGCCCTGCTCTCGGACGCGCCGGCGCTGGCGACGTACATGAACAGCGAGCTGGAGTACAGCCTCGACAACGTCATCGAGGACAAGCTCCTCAACGGCCTCGGGACCGGCGGCGACCCGAAGGGCATCCTGCACACCACCGGCGTGCAGGAGCTGACGTACTCGCCGGGCGCGAACGCCATGGCGCAGGTGAAGGCGATCCGTCAGGCCATCACCCGCATCACGACCCTGCCCGGCGGGAACGTGACGGCGTGCCTGATGTCGCCCGAGGACGACGAGGCGTGGGACCTGCTGCAGGACACCACGGACCGGTTCATGGGCCAGGGCCCGTTCGGTCAGGGCCCGTCCACCTCGTGGGGCCGCGCCCGCGCGCTGTCGCAGCGGCTCGCCCCCGGCACCGTGATCCTCGGCGACTGGCGCCAGGTCGCCCTCCTCGACGTCGAGGGCCTGTCCATCCTGGCGTTCAACCAGCACAAGGACTACGCCCAGCGGAACCTGGTCTACGTCCGCGCGGAGCTGCGCGCCGAGCAGGTCATCTGGAAGCCCAACCGGCTGATCGTGGTGAAGCCGGCCGGGGGTGGCAGCTGATGCCCGCCCACAAGATGGTGACCATCGACGGCATCCGCGTCCGGGCCGAGGACGAGGACCGCTACCGCGCCCGCACGGGCGCAGGCGCAGGCCCGCTCACGCGCGCGCTCGCAGAGCCTGCGAAGTCGGAGGAGCCCGTGGACGCGGACGAGTCTGCGGAGTCGGACGCGCCCGAAGAAGCGGTCGAGTCCGAGGAGTCGGAGGAGCCCGCGTCTCAGCAGCTGTTCGACCCGTCCGAGCACGACGCCCCGTCCGTACTGGCGCACCTCGCGACGGCTGACGAGACGGAGAGCGCGCGAGTCCTGGCGGCCGAGGCCGCGGGCAAGAACCGCAAGACGATCATGGGGAAGGAACACAGCGCATGAGCACGAGCACGTTCCAGGTCACGATGTCCGGCGCCGCACCCAAGCACCGGTTCCTGACCACCACCACCGCCGTCGACGACGGGGCCGTGATGCGGCTCGCCGTCGCCGGCGAAATCCCCGTCGGCGTCACCGACGGCACCGACCTGGCGAACGCGGAGGAGTTCACGTTCTCCGTGTCGGGGCGCGCCGTGTGGGAAGTGGAGTCCGGCGAGGCCATCGACCCGGGCAACATGGTCCGCTGCGGCACGCTGGGCAAAGCGTTCGTCTGCGACCCCGGCGACCTCTACGCGGTCGGCATGGCCCTGGACGACGCCGCGGCGGCGGGCACCGTGATCCGGGTGGCGCCGCTGCGGACCGTCGGCATGGGCGGCATGACCGGCACGCCGCCGACGATCAACAACGTGGCCAGTCCGTTCGCCAGCCTGACCGCTGCGGCGGACGCCCACAACGCGCTGCTGGCCGCGCTGCGCACGCGCGGCGTCATCGCCGGGACCTGACCGTGGCAGCGGCGGCCCCGTACCTCGCCGAGCCGTCGGAGCTGGCCCAGTTCCTGGACGTGCCCGCCGACGACGTGCGGCTCCTGGCCGCACTGCGTGCCGCAACCCGGCGGTTCCGCGGGCAGGTGCGGCACCCGGTGTCGCTGGTCACCGACGACACGTCCTATCTCGACGGCAGCGGGCAGGCCGTGCTGCGGCTGCCCGCCTGTCCGGTCGTGGCCGTGCACTCCGTCCTCGTCGACGGCGAGGAACTGGCGGGGGTGAGGGTGCGCCGTCAGGCCGGGCTGCTGCTGCACCCGGGCGGCTGCTGGCCGGCATGGTCGGAGGTCACCGTCGCGTGGGACCACGGACTCGATCCGGTCCCGGGCGAGGTGTCCGAGGCGGTCATCGACCAGGCCCGCACCATCTACCGCACGGACCCGGCGATCCAGCAGGTGACCACCGGCACCGAATCCGTGAGCTTCGCGGTGACGGCCGCGGTCGGTATCACCGAGCAGTGGCGGGCCGCGGTCGAGGCGCACCGCCTGAACCGGGGAGACGACGCCTGATGCCGCCGCTGGCCAACCCCCTGCGGCGGCACACCGTGACCGTCATCGACCGCGTGCTGACCGGTCAGGACGAGCGCGGCCAGGACGTGTACGAGGACGTCGAGCGGGAGGTGGCCAACTGCAACATGCAGCCCGTCGCCTCGACCGAGCAGAACGACGACCGCACGCAGGTCGTCACCCGCTGGCGGCTGGCCGGCCCGCCCTCGATGGGGCTGACCGCCCTGTCCAGGGTCCGGTTCCGCGGCGTGCTCTACGAGGTCGACGGCGACCCGGGCGAGCACGAGTCGTTCGCCGCGCTCCTCGACCACACCGAGGCATTCCTGAAGGTGGTGAGCGGATGAGCGGGATCCGGTTCGAGTTCGACCCGTCCTGTCTGCCGGAGGTCATGCAGTCCGCCCCGGTCCGCGACGCGTTGCGGGAGAGGGCGCAGGAGATCGTGCCGCGCGCCCAGGCGCTCGCGCGCGCTGAGATCGGCGAGGAGTTCGCCGAGTCCATCACCGTCTCGGAGGAGATCCGGCCGCGCGGCCGGCCGACCGCCAAGGTGCTCGCCGACCGGGCGGACGCCGAGGCGCACGAGTACGGCGACAGCACCACCGCCCGGCGCCGCATCCTCGGCCGGGCCTCCCGCACCGGGGAGAGCTGATGTGGCCGGACATCGAGCTGGCCGTCATGAAGGGGATGCGCGTCCACCTGACCGGCGTACGTGTCACGGACGAAGTCCCGCCCAAGGTCGAGACCCTCGGCCTGGTGGTCGTCGTCCAGGTGGCGGGCGGCGCCGACAGCCACACCAGCGACACCGCCACCATCGACGTGGAGGCATTCGCCGCTGACCGGGCCGCCATGTGGCAGCTCGCCGAGCGGGCCCGCCAGGCCGTCCACGCCCTCGCCGCGAGCGTGGCGGGCAACGTCGTCATCGACACCGTCGACACCGTGCAGCGCCCGGTACCGGTCCCCTACGGCAACCCCGCCGTACGCCGGGCGATCGCCACCTACACGCTCACCACCCGCGCCAGCACCAACGCCTGACGCGCGGCAACCCACCCGCCCCCGCCCGTGCGGGGGCTTCGTCATGGAAAGGGGGCCGCGATGCCGGCCGCTGACTTCACCACCATCGCGGAGCTGCGCTCGTCGCTGATCCGCAAGGCGCTCAGGTACGCGATCTTCGCCGCCGACGCCTCCGCCGACGCGGTGTCCGAACCGTTCGACGTCAACGGCGTCCTGCAGACCCTGCCCGACGGGTACGTCCCGGTCGGCTACACCACGACCGACGGCGTCACCTTCTCCGGTGACCTGTCCACCTCCGACGTGGAGTCCGGACAGTCCGCCTCGCCGACCCGCTCCGACGTCGAGACCGACACCGCGACCGCGCAGTGGGTGCCGCAGGAGACCAACGCCGCGGCGGTCGCCCTGTACGAGAACCTGCCGCTGTCGGGGGCCGGGTCGCTGCCCACCATCGGCTCCGAGGCGTGGACGTGGTCGCGGCCGAAGACCCCGCCGACCAGGTACAGGCGGCTGCTGTTCATCGCCGAGGACCTCAACAAGAACACCGGCGAGCCGCTCTACATCGTCCGCCACATGCCCAGTGCGCTGCGTACGGGGCGGGAGGACGAGCAGTGGACGCGGACGGCGGAGATCGCCCGGGGCGTCACCTACCAGGCGTACGTCGACGACGTCCTCGGCACGGACTGCCTGACGTGGATCGACGGCCCCGGCTGGCGCGACCTGGAGCCGCCGTCCAACGAGGTGCAGCAGGTCGCCATCACCGGCGGTCCGACCGGCGGCACGTACACGCTCACGTACTCCGGGCAGACCACCGCCGGCATCGCCTACAACGCCTCGGCCGCGGCGGTGCAGTCGGCGCTGGAGGCGCTGTCGAACATCGAGGTCGGCGACGTGACGTGTGCGGGCGGACCGCACCCGGGCACACCGATCACGGTCACCTTCGGCGGCCTGCTCGCCGGCACGGACGTGGCGCAGATGACCGCCTCGGCGGCCAGCCTGACCGGCGGCACCAGCCCGGCCGTGAACGTCACCACGACCACGCCCGGCGGCGCGTGAGCATGACCGCCCCCCGCAAGCGGGCGCAGCGGCGGCGGCCAGGGGTGAGCCCCGCCGCCGCTGCGTCTTCACCGGTTCACCCCGAGGCCCACCCCAGCACGAGAGAAGAGACGCACGTGAGCAAGCCCAACAGGAAGCGCTACAAGCTGTCGACGGTGAAGCAGCAGTTCACCGAGGCGCTCGGCGGTCAGGAGGTGGAGTTCGAGCTGGACAACGGCGAGATCCTCACCTTCCCCCACCCGCTGTTCGCGGACGACGAGTGGTCGACCGCGGTCGACGACGCCGAGTCCTCCCGGGAGAAGGCCGTCGCGATCCTCGGTGAGGAGCAGTACGACAAGTACGTGGCCGCCGGGCACTCCGACAACGACATCGCGCTGCTGTTCCTCGCGGTGCAGCAGGACATGCGGGACCAGGTGAAGAAGCGCCCTACACGGTCCTAGACGTCCTCGGGTATTACCCCGAGGCCGTCGAGGCCGACCTGTGCCACCACTACTCCCCGCGTGATCCGGTGGCGGAGTACTGGCGCGGAGAGATCACGCTGCGCAAGCTGCGCGTCCTGGTCGAGGGCCTGCCCCCCGACGGCGCCGTGGCCCGCGCGGCCGCCGGGCACGCGCTCAGCTACGGCGACTTCCGCATGGCCGACGTGGTCGACCTGATGGGCCAGTTGGTGACCGACTTCCGCAACGCCAACCGGGCGGAGAAGTCGCCGCTGCAGCAGTACCCGGAAGCCGTGTGGCGGCCGGAGCCCAAGGCCGCCCAGAAGAAGCGCAAGAACAAGGCCCGCAAGGAGGCCACCGAGGCACGCTCCGGCTATCTGCGGATCGTCGCCCAGGTGACCCCCCAGTACGCAGAGAAGGGGTGAGTCCATGCCCCGCGCTGGTGCTGTGTGGGTCGACGTCCTGCCGAACATGTCCGGGTTCGGCAGGCAGCTGGCGCGGGAGATCGGCGAGCCCGTCGCTCAGGCATCGCGGGCTGCCGGTGAAGCCGGCGGTGACGAGATGGTCGGCGGGATGAAGGAGAAGCTGAAGGCCGGAGGCGTCGCGGCCGGCGCCCTGCTGGGGGCCGCGATCGCGGCGTCTGCGGTCAAGCAGCTGGAGAAGGAGAAGACCGCCGACCGTCTCGCCGGACAGCTCGGCGCGTCCGGCAAGGGGGCCGAGCGGGCCGGGAAGCTCGCCGGGTCGCTGTACTCGAAGGCGGTGGTCGACACCTTCGAGGACGGCGCCGAAGCGGTCCGGCAGGTGATGGGCTCCGGCCTCATCCCGGAGAAGGCCACCGGCAAGGCCATCGAGTCGCTGACCGTGAAGGTCACCGACCTGTCGAACACCTTCGAGCAGGACCTGTCCAAGACCGCGAACGCCGCGGCGACGATGATCCGCACCGGCATGGCCAAGGACGGCGGCCAGGCCCTGGACATCCTCACCAAGGGCTTCCAGTCGTCGGCGAACAAGGCCGATGACCTGCTGGACACGATGAACGAGTACTCGACCCAGTTCCGGCGGGTCGGGATCGACGGCAGCATGGCCATCGGTCTGATCGACCAGGCCATCAAGGGCGGCGCCCGCGACAGCGACCAGGTCGCTGACGCCATCGGTCAGTTCGGTGAGCTGGCGCTGGCCTCCGAGCAGGGTGTGAAGGACGCCTTCAAGTCCATCGGCCTGGACGCCGGGGACATGGCCGACCTGATCGGCAAGGGCGGCAGCTCGGCGACGAGCGCGCTGCAGCAGACCCTGGACGCGCTGCGCGGCACCGAGGATCAGACCGTCAAGCTGACCGCCGCCACCGCGCTGTTCGGCGACCCGGGCACCGTGATGGGCGACGCTCTGTTCGCCATGGACCCCGCCTCCGCCGCCGCCTCGGCCGGTATGGACAAGACGGCCGGCGCGGCGGCGAAGCTGGGCAAGACGATCCGGGGCAACACCGCCACCCGCCTCGAAGTGTTGAAGCGCCGCTTCACTGACACCTTCGGTCAGGTCGTGAGCGCGGTCGTCCTGCCCGGCATCAACGGCCTGATCGACGGCGTCCGCTGGGCGGGCGACGCACTGGAGGCGACCGGCGCGTGGATCGAGAAGTGGGGTGCCTGGCTGCTGCCGGTCATCGTCCTGGTCGGCGGCCTGACCCTCGCGCTGAACGCGCAGGCGATCGCCACCGGCCTCGTCACCGCGGTGTTCTCCGTCTACCGCGCGGCGATGCTCATCGGCACCACGGTCACCGGCGGGTTCGCGGCAGCCCAGGCCCTGCTCAACAGCGTGATGGCGTTGAACCCGTTCGTGCTGGTCGCGATCGCCCTGGTCGCGCTCGGCGTCGCCCTGGTCGTCGCCTACAAGAAAAGCGAGACCTTCCGCAACATCGTCCAGGGCGCTTTCCGGGCCGTCTCGGTCGCGGCGCTGTGGCTGTGGAACGTGGTCCTCAAGCCCGTCGTGGGGTTCATCGTCACCGCCTTCAAGTGGTGGTGGACCGCCGTCAAGATCTACGCGACGGCCGTGGGCGTCATTTTCTACGCGCTCGGCGCGGTCGCGGTCTGGCTGTGGCAGAAGGCCATCTCTCCCGTCATCGGCTGGATCGTCGGCGGATTCCGCCTCTGGTGGACCGGGGTCAAGCTCTACTTCAGCCTGGTCGGCGCCGGGTTCCGGGCCGTCGGCGCGGGCGCGGTGTGGCTGTGGGACGTCGCGATCTCACCCACCCTCGACCTGATCGTGGGCGGATTCCGCCTGTGGTGGACCGGGGTCAAGGTCTACTTCGGGCTGGTGAAGACCGGGTTCAAGGCGGTCGGCGCCGGGGCGACCTGGCTGTGGAAGACGGCCCTGCAGCCCGCGTTCCAGGGCATCGCGACCGTGGCCAAGTGGCTGTACGAGAAGGGGATCAAACCCCCGATCGACTCCGCGAAGCGCGCGGCGAAGGCCTTCGGCGAGGCCTTCGTGACGGCGAAGGACACCATCGGCAAGCAGTTCGGGAAGGTCGGCCAGCTCGCGAAGAAGCCGATCGCCTTCGTGATCAACACCGTCTACAACCGGGGGATCGTCGGGACCTGGAACAAGGTCGCCAGGGCTTTCGGCGCCCCGCAGTTGAAGGAGTTCCACCCCGAGGGATTCCGCCGCGGCGGCATCCTGGGCGGGCAGTCCACCTACCGGCAGGGTGACGATCAGCTGGTGCCCATGCGGCGCGGCGAGGGCGTCGCCGTGTCCGAGGCGATGCGCGACCCCTACGAGCGGCGTCGCCTGCTGGCGGTCAACCAGGCCGCCATGCACGGCAAGAGCCTGCGTCCGTTCCAGGCGGGCGAGGGATTCGCCGAGGGCGGCATCTTCGGCTGGATCAAGTCCACCGCCTCCAAGGGTGTGGACCTCGCCGAGACCGGAGTGAGCTGGCTGAAGGACGGGTTGAAGGCCTCCGCCGAGGCCGGCCTGAACGCGGTGGTGAAGCCGCTCATCGAGAAGATCTCCGGATCGCCGTCGCTGTACCGGGACATGATCACCGGCATCCCGAAGCGGATGATCAAGGCGATCGTGGGCTACTCCGGCAAGGCCGACGGGAAGCTGGAGGCCGCCGGCGTCGGCGGCAAGGGCTTCAAGGGGGCTCTGTCGTGGGCGCGCACGCAGAACGGCAAGCGGTACCAGTGGGGCGGCAACGGGGACCCCTCGTGGGACTGCAGCGGGTTCATGTCCGCGATCGAGTCGGTGATCCGCGGTCAGAAGCCCCACCGCCGTTGGGCCACCGGCAGCTTCAGCGGCGCGACCGCTCCGCCCGGCTGGGTCCGCGGCCGCCGCTCCCCGTTCATGATCGGCATCACGAACAGCGGCGTGGGCCACACGGCGGGCACGCTGAACGGCGTCGATGTCGAGTCGAGGGGCGGGGACGGCGTGATCGTCGGCCCGCGCGCCCGCTCGTACAAGGACAGCCTGTTCAGCGACTGGTACGGGTTCGCCGCCAAGGGCTACGCCGACGGCGGCAAGCCGGCGCCGGGTGAGGTCGCCTGGGTCGGTGAACGGGGCCCGGAGCTGGTGCGCTTCGGCAGCGGGAGCGCGGAGGTCTACAACAACCGCGACTCGATGCGGATGTGGGAGGGCATCGGCGCGCGGGGGTTCGCCAAGGGCACGACGGCCGCCAAGGCCCACAAGGACATCCCCGGCGACCTCAGCAATTTCACCAAGTCCCTGACCGGCTCGGCGTCCGACATCGCCAAGGCGGCCAAGGAACTGGCGAAGGACCTGAAGGCCACCGGGGGCAGCGGCAAGGCCCTGGCCGTCTCGGTGACGAAGGTGTCGGCCAAGCTGCAGGCGATGGCGCGGCAGCGCGACGCCGTCGACAGCAGGCTGGAGGCCGCGCGGTCCGCGGCCGCCGACCAGAAGAAGACCGCCGGCGACTTCATGGGGCTGTCCAACTTCGGCGAGGCGGGCAGCATCCGGGAGGTCCTGGACGGGATGCGGGCACGGCAGTCGACCGTGGCCACGTCCGAGGCGCGGATCAAGTCGCTGTCGAAGAAGGGCCTGAACCAGGACCTGATCAGCCAGCTCGTGGCGATGGGCCCGGACAGTCAGCTGGCCGGTCTGATCTCCGGCGCGTCCGCCGGTGAGATCAAACAGTTCAACGCCTTGGCCAAGAGCGGGGCGAAGCTGTCGACCAGCTACGGCCGGACCATGGCCGACAGCATGTACGACGCCGGCGACTCGGCCGCGAAAGGGTTCCTGACCGGGCTGCTGAAGCAAGAGGCCGAGATCCAGGCCGCCATGGCCAAGCTCGGCGCGGCCGCCATCAAGGCCATCCGCTCGAAGAAGGGCATCGACGCCCACAGCCCGTCGAGGAAGGGCGAGCAGGCGGGCGCCGACCTCGGGGCGGGCCTGGTCGCCGGGATGGTCGCGGCCGGTCCGTCGGTCGTCACAGCGGCCGAGCGGATGGCCGCCGACGCGGTGCCTTCCGGGGTCGTCCCGGTCACCTCCGCCGGCACCGGGCAGCGGTCGGCCGCAGGCCTCGACGGACGCCCGCTGTACCTGGTCGTCGACGACGGCACGGTCCTGCGGGCCTACGTGGACGACCGGGTGGACGGCGCCCTGGACGAGGTGCACCGCAGCAAGCGGGCCGGGAAGAAGGGATGAACGCATGCCGATGATCGTGGACCCCGATGCGCCGCTGGTGACCCCGCCGGCGACCGTCACCAGCCCCGAGGGGTGGCTGACCGCGGTCATCGACGAGCCGTGGGCGGGGGTGGTGCTGGCCTACGACGGCACCGCCTCCACCCCCGTCCCCGACGTCACCGACGTCCGCAAGGTCGAGATCGTCCGCCAGGACCCGGGCGCGGCCGCGCCCGTGCCGGTCCGCTCGGGGGATCTGGCCTGGGCGGTCGAGGGCATCGGGCAGGCCTACGACCACGAAGCGCCGTTGGGGGTGGCGGTCGCGTACACGGCGCGGCCGCTGTACGCGGACGGCACGTGGGGGCCCTCGACGTCCCTGGCGGTCACCGTCCCGGCGCCGCCCGCCGGGCAGAGCCGGGACCTGTGGGTCAAGTCGCTGGAGACTCCGGGGCTGTCGATGCGGGTGATGCTGATGCCCGCTCAGGGCACCACCAGCGCGGGCCGTCAGGAGACCGCGACCCGCTCGGGCAGCCCGTACACGGCTGTCGCCTACGACACCGCGGCCGCGCCGGCGGAGACCGTGTCCGTGGACGTCCTCGCCGCCGACATCGTGGCGTTCCGGCGGCTGATTCGCTCGGGGGTGCTGCTCGCCCAGGTGCGGCCCGGCTACCAGATCGGTGACCGGTTCTTCGTGCCGGGCGACGTCGCCGAGAAGCCCACCGGCAAGCTCGGCTCGACGGGCGGCTACACAGTGACGTTCGACATCGTGCCGATCGAGCGCCCCGACACCGCCGGGCAGCCGATGTGCGCGCCCGGCTGGTCCTACGATCTGCTCGCCGCGCAGTTCGGCACGTACGACGCCGTCGAGGCCTCGTACAGCTCGTACGCGGCGCTGGCCACCGATGGCGCGGTGTCCTGATGCTGCCGATCTCCGCGGCCGCGCTGGCCGCGCTCGGGCAGGCGACGAGCCGGCCGGTGCGCGCCGAGTGGTCCAACGACGGCGGGCTGACGTGGACGGTGGCACGGTTCGGCTCGGGAGGGGTGACCCCGGACCGTACCGCGGAGGTCCGCTACTCGGCCTCCGTGGAGCTGCTCGACCCGCCGCGCGGACGGCACGGCATCAACACCGTCGCCACCGGCATCCGCCTGTTCCAGGGCCTCGGCGTCACCCGCCGCCAGGTCGAGTGGATCCCCGCCGGCCGCTACAGCATCGACCGCCTGCGCCGCACCCGGCTGGGGGTGAGCCTGGACCTCCTCGGCCGCGAGGACGACATCCGCTCCGCCTCGCTGCCCACCGCTCGCACGATCGGCCCGGACACCGCCCGCGCCTGCGCCGGCGTTCTGATCGGCGAGGCCCTGCCGGGCGCGCCGGTGGCGTGGCGCGACGGCGTGAAAGCCAGCACCCGACTCCCGGCGGTCGTCGTCGACGAGGACCGGTGGGCGGCCCTGTCGGGTGGCACGGACACCACCGGCACCGCCACCGGCATCGCCGCCTCCCTCGGCGCCGAGGTGTACGCGGACGCCCAGGGCACCATCGTGTTCGCCCCGGTGCCGACCCTCGCCGATGCGGTGGTGTGGCGGATCCCCCGCCAGCTGGTGACCGCGCAGCCCGCGCAGGAGGAGACCGCCGAGGGCCTGGTCAACCTGTGGGCCGTCTCGGGCGATTCGGGATCCGGGACGGTACCGGTGGGGCCGGCGTTCTCCTGGGACGACGACCCCGGCAGCCTGACGTACGCCGGCCCCGACCCCGTCGGCGACCCCCTCGCGCCGCAGCGGCTCGGCCTGCCCGGCGTGCGCGTGCGCACCGGCCGCTACACCTCGCCCCTGATCGCCAGCATGGGCCAGGCCACCGACGTCGCCCGGGCCCGGCTCGCCGACAGCCTCGGCGTGCAGTCCTCGCTCTCCTTCACCTCCGTGTGCAATCCGGCGATGGAGCCGGGCGACGTCGTCGAGGTCGAGGTCGAGGACGGGGTGTGGGAGCGGCACCTGATCGACTCCTGTCCGTACACGCTCGGCGGGATCACCCAGACCTGCCAGACCCGCACGAGCACCAGGAGGCTGTGATGGGGACCCGCGAGCAGCTGGGCAAGACCCTCGACACCCTCGACAAAGCCGCTGGCGGACTGCAGACCGTCTCGGCCACGGTCACCGACGTCACCGACGCCGGCACCGTCCATCTGTCCATGGGCGGCGGCGCGTTCTACGACGTCGCGTGCACCGACGCCTACCGCAACCGCAAGGCGGGGGACGTCGTCGCGGTGCGCCGGGGCGCGGTGCCGGTGGTGCTGTGGCGCCTGGGCGACGACCCCGCCGAGACCGACGAGGAGGCGATCGCCGAGGTCGCCCGCGAGGCTGCCTCCGACCTGATCGCCATCTCCGCGTTCACCTGGGGGACCGCCGCCCCGGGCGCCGGGTACGAGGAAGTCACGGAGCTGTGGACGAAGAAGGACAGCGCGGGCAAAGGCGTGCTGTACGCGCGGCTGGCCTCCGCCCCCGACCCGTCCCCCGAGGCGCCCGCGACGCAAGCCCCGAAGACGGCCGTCATCTCCCCGGTCGACTCCGGGACCTGGCGGCGCGGCCGCCCGGACGACTACGCCACCTCCCCGACCCAGGGCGACTGGACCGGCCGCGGCGACCGTAGAGGCGGCTGGTTCTACGGCACGGCCATCGCCTCCGCCTGCTCGGGCAAGACCGTCGCCTCGATGACCGTGAAGTTCACCCGCAAGCGGGGCGCCGGCGTCAACTCGAAGGTCCGCATGCGGCTGTACCTGCACGACCACACCACCGCCCCCTCCGGCCAACTGAACTTGGAGGACGGCCCCGAGACGCTGCTCTCGCTCGCCGTGGGCGCCAAGGGCACCGCGACGCTGCCCGCCGCCTGGCGCACCGCCCTGGCCGCAGGGACCGCCCGCGGGCTGGCCATCTACGGCCACGGCCGCTCCGAGTACGCCGCGTTCACCGGCGGCCAGATCACCATCCGCTTCTCCGCGACCTAGAAGGAGCCGCTGTGGCGACCCTCGGATACGCCGAACTCCCTGTCCCCGCAGGAGGGCAGTCACCCACCGTTCCCGCGGACCTGGCCGCGCTCGCCGAGGCGATCGACCCGCACCTGCGGCAGACCGCGACCGACCTCGCCGACCGCACCACCAAGTACGCAACCGCACCCGCGCACACCCTCGTCACCGCCGACGACGGCACGGTGTGGCTGAAGATCTCCAGCGTGGCGGACACGTGGGTGACGATCTGGCAGCCGCCGCCGGTCTGGGACCTGGCGCTGACGCTGTCGTCCGGTCTGCAGGAGGGCAACGTGGAACTCGCCCTGATGATCGTGGACGGCGGCCGGCAGGTCGCGCTGAAGGGCCGCATCGAGAAGGCCGACGCCACGAAGATCACCGCCCCCAACGCGGTCAACCTCGGCGCCGTTCCCACCGACTGCATCCCCCCGGAACTGCGCACATGGGTGGGCGCCTGCTCGATGGCCGGGACCACCACCGACGCCGCCGGACGCCTTGAGGTCCTGGGCGACAGCACCACGTCCGCCTACGGCGACACCGGCGACCTGCTGTGGTGGTACCAGGGCACCGACGGCACGAACTGGGTGGACATCTCCGGCTCCTACTGGCTGATCTGAGAAGGGAGTTCACCTGTGCCTCAGTACACCTACGGCGGGAACCCCTCCGCGGTCCTGACCACCGTCACCGGCGACGTCGTCCCCGACTACCCGCTCATCGTCCGCGCGGCCGGCACCGGAGCCATCATCACCGCGCTGTTCGAGGAGGACGGCACCACCCCCATCGCCCAGCTGCGCACCGACGACGCCGCCTCCGACACCCCCGGCGCGATCCGTACCTTCAAGGTCGAGGGGTTCGGGGCGATCCAGTACGAGTACAACGGCCCCTCCGGGCAGCCCGTGCGCTGGTACGAGGTCGGCCGGGAAACCGTCACCGCCGCCCTGGAAGGCCTCGCCTCCAAGCTCGACATCACCGGCGGCACCATCACCGGCGACCTCGACGTGAACGGCACCCTCGACGTCGGCACGCTCCTGGTGGGCGGCGAGCCCCTCGACCTCGGCGCCGACTGGGCCGAGGCCGGGATCATCATCCCTGCCGCGACGACCGGCGCCGCCGTCCAGGCCGCGCTCGCCGCCGCCGGCACCGCAGGCGCCGGGCACGTCATCGTGCCCCCGGGCACCTACGACGTGTCCTCTCTGCCGCTGCGGATCTACCGGAACACGCGCCTGACCCTGTGCGACGGGGCGATCATCCGCCGCGCGGGCACCGGAACGATGCTCCTCAACGGCGACGCCAGCCAGACGTTCGGCGGGTACACCGGCCACGGCAACATCATCATCGAGGGCGGTGTCTGGGACGCCCGCGCGGACGCCTACCCCACCTCGGCCATGTGCATCAGCATCGGCCACGCCGAGAACGTCATCATCCGCAACACCCTGGTCAAGGACGTGTGCGGCTATCACGGCATCGAGCTGAACGCGGTGAAGACCGCCCGCCTCACGAACGTGCGCGGCCTGGGCTACCTCGACCCCGGCGGCCGCGACTTCAGCGAGTTCATCCAGCCCGACCTCGCCAAGGGCTCGGCGTACTTCGGAGGCTTCGGGCCCTACGACGACACCCCCTGTATCGACATCGTCGTGGAGGGCTGCCACGTCGGTCCGTCCGGTACGGCAGGCACCACCAGCTGGCCGCGCGCGGTCGGCTCGCACTCGGCGAGCCCCGACAAGCCACACACCGGCATCGTCATCCGGGATCTGTACTGCGACAGCCTCACCCAGTGGGCTGTCGGCGCCTACACCTGGCAGGACTCCCGGGTCTCCGGGCTGACGCTGAAGGACTGCGGCGCGGGCGTGCGGGTGCGCACCCTGGACTCCTCCAGTGCCTCCCACCGCACCCCGGCCGGTGCCGGTTCACCGTCCATCGCGGGCAGTCAGGCGCTGCGGAACCTGGTCGTCGAGGACGTCGTGATGTACGGGGGCGGCACCTACGGCGCCGCCGTCCGTATCGAGGGCGAGGACACCGGATACGTCCAGGGCGTGGAAGTGTCCGGCATCGCCGTCCGGGACGTCGGTGGGACGGCCGTGCGCCTGGTCGACGTCGAGGACTACAGCGTCGACCAGGTCGTGGCCCGCGGCTGCGGCGCCACCGCCGTGTCCACCCTCGGCACCCGCCGCGGCCGGATCACCGCCCACGTCAACGGAGCCACCGGCGCCGGCGTCACCGTCGACTCGCGCTCCACCCCGGCCGCCACCGCTACCGACGTCACCGTGGCGGGCTGCTCGATCACCGGCACGACGGCGAACGGGGTCCATATCTGGGCCGGCGCCGACGTCATCGTGGACGACTGCGACCTCTACGCCCTGACCGGGTTCGGGGTGCAGATCTCCACGAACACCGTGCGGCCGGTGGTCCGCAACTGCCGTACGCGGGACACCACCAGCGCGGGCATCAACATCACCTCCACCATCACCAGCGCGAAGCGCTACGGGAACACGTTCGGGGCTGTGGCCGACGCCAGCTCGGGCGCCGACACGAGTCCGTTCGACGGCGGGTTCGGCGGGCTGGAGACCGCGCTGCGGCCGTCGGGCCGGTTCGAGACGACGTCGAGGCTGCGGTGCGGGACGACGTCGACACCGACCTCGGGGACGCTGTACCTGGTGCCGATCTGGCTGCCCAAGGGCCTCGTCATCTCGAACATCGCGTTCGTCTCCGGCGGCACGGCGGCGAGCGTGCCGACCAACTGGTGGTTCACCCTCCACAACTCTGCCAAGGTCGCCCTGGCGAGGACTGCAGACCAGACGACGACGGCGTGGGCGGCCAACACGATCAAGAGCCTGGCGATCGCGCAGACCACCGCCGGCGCCGCCTCGTCGTACACCACCACGTACTCGGGCCTGCACTACGTCGGCGTCATGATCAAGGCGACGACCGTGTGCAGCCTGATCTCCGAGGGCGCCGTCCCGGACGTCCTCGCCAGCGTGTCCCCCGGGTTCGGCGGCACCGACACCGGCCTGTCCACCCCGCCCACCGTCACCGCCGGAGCCTTCACGGCCGGGGCTTTCGGCGCGGGCAGCGGAATCCTGGTGCACGCCTACGCCACCTGACCCACCCCCTCAGCTCACCCGCCGCCCCGTGCCCTCGGCCGGGGCTTCGTCATGTCTGGAGAACCGTCATGGCCCCACCACCCTCAGCCTCGACGTTCGCGGCCCTGCTGCGCGCCGAGGGGCTCACCGTCGTCGAGGTCGGCGACTGGGAGCACCACAACCGCAATCACATGGGGCCGTGGGGCCCCGTGCACGGGGTGATGTTCCACCACACGGTCACCTCCGGCAGCGCCCGCACGGTGGCGATGTGCCGGGACGGCTACAGCGGCCTGCCCGGGCCGCTGTGCCACGGCGTCATCACCAAGGACGGCCGCGTGCACCTGGTCGGCTACGGCCGCGCCAACCACGCGGGCCTGGGCGACGACGACGTGCTGCGCGCGATCATCGACGAGCGGTCGCTGCCCGTCGACGACGAGGCGAACACCGACGGCAACCGCCACTTCTACGGCTTCGAGTGCGAGAACTTGGGCGACGGCGAGGATCCGTGGCCCGCCGAGCAGCTGCTCGCGATCGAGCGGGTTGCCGCGGCGCTCACGCGCCATCACGGCTGGGGCGCCGAGTCCGCGTTCCGCCACCTCGACTGGCAACCGGGCAAGGTCGACCCCAAGGGCATCGCGTGGCCCGCCATGCAGAAGCGCATAGCTGCCCGGCTCGGCTCCTCCGCGCCGGTGCCGGCGCCGCCGGCGCCGAGCACCCCGGCCGTCAGCCTCAAGCGGCTGCGCGCGGCCGCGCTCAGCGACCCCCTCAAGGGCGGCACGCCCGTCTCGTACCAGGGCGTGATCACCGTCGAGGCCGCGCTCGTCGACCGCGGCCTCCTCGCCGCCCGCTACTCCGACGGCCACTGGGGCACCAAGACCACGCCGGCGTACGAGGAGTGGCAGCGCTCGAAGGCCGGCGGAAGCTACACCGGCGACGACGCCGACGGCATCCCCGGACGTGACAGCCTGCGCCGCCTCGGACTGGCGGCCGGATTCAAGGTGGTGGACTGATCATGAACAACGTCTTCGTGTCCTTCATACGGACCGCTGTCCCGGTCGTGGCCGGCCTCGTCCTCACCGGGGCCGCCCGCCTGGGCCTGGACCTCGACGACGCGACCACCACGATGTACGTCATGGCCGGTCTGACGGCCGGTTACTACGCGGTCTTCCGGCTCCTGGAGGAGTTGGCCGAGCGGATGGCGTGGGGGCCCCTGCAGACGCTCGCCGGGATTCTGCTCGGGTGGGCGCGGCCGCCGCAGTACGTCACGCCGATCACGGCGCCGGTCCGTATGAGGCTCGACAGGGCGGCGATGCGGGAGGACATCGACGAGTTCGTGCGCTACCTGGGCAGTGCGGCCCGGGGCAGCGGCGAGCACCGGAAGCCGAGATGACCTTCCCTGGGATGGTAGCCGCCTGCACGTAGGGAGCTGCCTTGGACGCCACCACCATCGGCGCGGTACTCGCGTGCGTCGGCGTGCTGTCCGGCTCGGTGGTGGCGTACCTCGGCAAGCGGGGCGAGAACGCCAACGCCCGCATGAACTCGGAACTTGACCAGATCCAGGAAGAGAGGAACGGGCTGCGCGAGCAGCTCGCCACCCGGGATCAGAAGATCGAGTTGCTGCTGGAGCAGCGTGTAACTGATCAGGTCGAGATCGCCCGACTCCGCGTCAAAATCGTCGAGCTGAGAGGCGACCCATCGTGACCCGTACAGAGCGGGCCCTCGCCGGGACCTGGCGGTGGATCGCCGTTTTCTGCTGGCTGGTCGCCCTGACCGGCGCGGCCGTCGTCGGCCTCAGCTTGTTCCGCCAGGCCGTCGACGAGGCGGACCGCCGCGGCGAAGCGGTCAGCACCCTCGCGCAGGACGTACGGATCCTGCGCGAGCAGGTCAAGGACTCCGGCGAGACACCCGCGGTACCTGACCCGAGTGAAGCCGTCGCCGACCTCGACGACCGCACCCGTGTACCCGTCCCCATACCCGGGCCCCGCGGCCCGCAGGGCGAGCCGGGCCAGACCGGACCCACCGGTGAGCCGGGCCGCTCCGGCACGGACGGC